GGTGTTTCTCCCAGAACCGCGCTAGGCGACTAGCGACGGGCTCGTAGTCTTCAATGCTCACGATGGGTTCTCCGTGATCCATTCGATGACTGCTTTGAGTTCTTCGTTGTAACTCATGCTTGGATGGCGTAGGCGTTCGGCAGCGTTTCGCATAGTCATAATTAGAGCGATTGCCTGACTGACGCTTGAGCCTTCTTCAAAGCGCATCTCTCCGTCAAGTTTGACTGACAGATTCATGAGACGCGCAATGATTTCGTCGGTTGTTAATTCCATAGTGTTTCCCTCACTTGTTGCTAATTGCTTTTACGGACAGTAGCGCATCCGCGCTTCCATCTTGCAACATCCTTGTGTCGTGACTTGCATATGTATGCCTGTAACGATTTCTGCCCTTTAAGGCATCCCCATCCCCAAGGCCCGACGCGCCAGACTTTCGTGCCGTCAGGGTTGATGTGGCTTTTGAATGCGATTGCGTCTGCGACCTTGACTTGTTGCGCAGGGGTCTTGCCTTTAGCGCTCGAGGAGTCTGACCAGCGTTGCCAGGTGCCTCGGTAAATGCCAAGACCGCCCGTATATGAGCGCGTCGAGTGTTGCCAGTTTCCGCCAGTTTCACAACGAGCAAGACCGTCGTAATACTGATCCGGCAGGACGCCGTTGTACTTGTCGAAGGTGTCGCGTTGCGCAGCTGCGCTTGCGGTTGAGGCGGTGGATATTGCGGTGATGAGGGCGATTGCCATGATTCTCTTAATCAACCTTTTCAACTTCTGTAATCGAAGCAAACGTCATCCAGGGAGCCGCCCTTTTGGCGACTGTGACTTTGACGATCTCTTCTGTTGCCGAATCCGTAAAGATTTGGACGAGGGTTAGTTTGTCTTTAGACCATAACGGCATATAGCCCCACATTGGAATCATGGTCGGTTAGCCATCATCTTGAGCCAAAGCCAACATGAGACCCAACCTATTATGAAACTGTAAATGAATTGTGTATCGGTCATAGCGGTTTCCCTTCGCTGTTCGTGTCTGGATGTTGTAACACAAGCAAGGGTCTAGGTGGCGGATTCGACCTCGGAACCAATGAGGGAAACACAGTCAGTCCCGAGGTCTAGCGCGAAGAGGGTGATTTCTTCGGGCGATTTAAGGCTTGGGCAGCGCCCGCCATGCGGTTTCGAAGGCTTCCGCGGTTTGGTTTGCCATTTCAAAGTGGAGCCAGTTGGGGTTGCCTTGATAGGAGCCTGCGTTGTCGTCGGCGGTGTAGATCTTGACGCCCTTCTTGCCTTCGCCCCTAGAGCATCGGTAGCCCGCGCCGTATTCGCCGTATGCGTACCAATGCAGTTCGCACAGTCCGAGGGCTTTTGAGTTGGCGAGGAACCAGTCCCACATTTCGCGGGCTTGTGCTTCGTCTTTGTATTGGATGTCAGCTGCATATCCGGTGGCATGAACGGAGAGTCCTGCGTTGTTTCTCATTGGGCGGTTGACGTATGTTCCGAGACTTTTGGTTCCCCAACGCTTTTCGCATAGTTCAACAAGTTTTGCCGTTACCGGTTGTGTCTTTTTGCCGTCCCAAGATGGGTAATAGGGATAGGGACGATTGCTCATGGTGCAGGTGGGTCTTTCGGACGATCCTTAAGGCCGTTCCCTGCGAGTACTCCGAGAAGCCCGCCAGTTAACGTGGCAAGCATTGGCGACAGTACAGACCAGGCTGCATCGTCGTTAGGTGAGACTTCGAGCGGTTGCGTCACAAACAGTAAGCCGTAGAGAAGTGAGATGATTGACAGAACAAAGGCAAGCGTCAAGCCGATGGCTACGACAAAGATAAGTCGTGCTTTGATTTCTTCGTTTGTATGTCTGTTGTCTGGTTTCATGTGCATTTTCCTCCAGTGCCGTAAGCAGGTGCAATTGTTGTTGAGATTGTTTCGGTTACGCCTCGAAGTGCTTTGTTCTTTGTCGGTGGGCAGTTGAGGCGTTCACGATCTGCGCAAGCGGTGAGCGATGCGCAAATCACCAATAGAATTAGGCTTTTTCGCATTATGAAGGCCCGATGTCCTCAATGATTAACTGTGCGGGACGTGTTGCGCTGTGAAGTGCTGTACCTGTACCGGCTGCCATTGTTAAAGTTGCAACAACGGACTGTGCGCCAGCGGTAAATGTTTTAACGACGGTTGGAGTCATCGACCCTTCGCCTCCTGGCAACGTAGCAAGCACCGCAAATTGAAGTTCTGTTCCGGCGGTTGTGGTGCCGTTTCGAATTCTGGCAATTATGTTGCTTGAAGTTGCCCCATTGGCGTTGAAAAGGTCGCCTTCAAAATACGTAATGCGGTAGTAACGGTTAGCAACTGCCGTAAACGAAGCGGTCAAAAAGACCGTTTCTGTTGTGGTTATTGCGCTGTCTGTTGTTTTGTTTGTTAATGCTGCAACGCCCCAGGGCAAGTTGTTCATTTGAGCTGCGGTAAGGATTTGCCCTGATGTGAATGTTGTGTTGATTGTCATGTTTTGTCTCCTTTAGAAACTCAGAAGGTTGTTGTCGAGCGTTCCGAAGATTGCGTCGTCAAGGGTTAAATATTGGTTGCCGTCCGTACTTTCAAAAGTGTACGAAACAATATGAGACCCTGGGACGATTCGGTGTTCAATTCCTGAAGTGATCAGGGTCTGCGATTCTGTGAGCGGAGTTCCGGTGTTGTAGTCCTTTTGGACTGTCACGATTGACGTCAGGTCGATGGCGAATATGGTTGCCCATTGCGCCGAAGTAAGAGCTGCAAGTTCGCATGAGACTCCCGTAAAGCGGACGACAGGGTTGCGGTATTTGCCAAGAAGGTACGCGCCGAGACCGTTGACTTCTGTTGTCGTTGAGTTGAGCAGACTGAGAAGGTTGTAGTTCTGCGCCTGATACAAAGCGATTGAGGCTGAGTCGGAATTTGTCTGTGCAGCGCCTGCGGGCGATTGGGTGACAATGTAGTTGTAGAGCAGTTCTGATCCGTATTGGTTGACCAGGCTCATATATGGAATGCCTGTGCCGTTTGTCGTGAACGACGCTCCTGAGACGGGGTTGAGAACGCTTGACCTGCCCTTGAAGGTGAGGGTTCCGTCAGCTGAGGTGTAAAGGTAGCCCTGCTCGGAGGTGTTGACCTGCTGTAAATAGTTGAGGACGTTTGTGTCCTGAGAGACCGCGTAAGCCCCGAGAGTAGATGAGCCTGTACCGATAGACCTTGCGCCCTGGTATGCAATTTCTGGACGGTCTAGAACGGTGCTGACGCGAATTCCTGAGGTCTCAGCGGACGGCGTAAAAGCGTTGAGTTGCTGATTTGCCAAGGTGCCGAAGGTATCGACGCATCGAGCGAACATTCTGCCCTGGTTGGCGTTTTGGTAGTCCAAGTCCCAATCCTCGACGAAGCCCGTATAGATCGGAGTCCCGTTGGCGTAAATGATGATTGGCGAGCGAGGCAATACGAACGGGTAGTAGATCGAGGACGTATTAAGCGGGTCAAGAATGCGCGAGTTGTTGTTGAAGACGACTTGTGCAGTTCCTGCGTTGAACTGGTCAAGTTGACGGTTGCGTCCGCGCTTAATGTTGACCGACAGAACGAGCGAGGTGAGGTCTGCGTATGCGAGACCGCCAAGGGTGCCTGTGTCAAGTAAGCCATAGACGGCGTCGTCAAGTTGAAAAGGTGTACCGAATCCTGTGGTTGTCTGAAATCCGACCAGCACTTGATATGTGGGGACGGTCATAGTGTCGCTGCCGGTGCAAAAACGACGCCTGAATTTCTCTGCGCAGCCAATATCGCGCTGATGATGTCCTCACCGATGGTTGCGGGGGATGAGACAAGTCCTGCGTCCATGTTGATTGTGATGTTGCTGAACGGGCCGATACCGCCGATGCCTGCGTTCTCGAAGCCTCCTGCGTTGCCTGACGTGTTGTCAAAGGCGGGTGCTGCGGTGTTCTGGACTTTACCTGGCGCTGATGGTGCAACTGCGGGCGGTGCTGCAAAGACTTCTGGGTTCGCTGCAATGATTTCCTTTTGTGATTCTTCAAAGGCTCGAGCACTTGTGATCCCTCCGCTGCTGCCCCCGCCACCACCGATTTTCGGCATAGCGAAACTTTTGCCTCCAAGCAAAGGAACCCAATCGGGAATCGTAAAAGCCAATCTGCCGACGGTGTTGTTCCAGACTGCAGCGATTGCTTCAAAGACAAATGTTGCTGCGCCTAATAGACCTTTGAACAACGGGATTGTGACGTTAGATATCCAGAACCGAAACGCGCCAAACACGGCGTCAACAATGGTGCGGAATGTTTCAAATTTCTTGTAGGCAATAACTGCAGCTGCTGCGACAAGTCCGATGCCGATTGCGATTGCGCTGATTGGGTTAAGGCTCATTGCGATGTTGATTGCGACAATGGCGGTTGCGATACCGGCAAGGGCGAGAGCGATGACTTTGAAGAACTCAGGATTGTCTTGTGCCCACGTCGCCAACTTTTGCAAGTATGGAATAACTGCTTCCACGGCTGGCATGAGTGACGCGCCGATTGATTCTTTGGTTTCGTCGAGGGCAATCTTCATCCGCTTGAACTTGCCTGCGGTCGTTTCGGCTGCCTCGGATGCGGCACCGCCAAAGGTCTTAGACATTGCACTCATGACCTCATCAAGCGTTGCGCCGCCTTTGATCATGTCTCGCAGTTCTGGAGACAGTTTCGCAAGGGCGGTCATATTGCCGCCGTATGCCTTTTCAAGCGCCTTGGTTGTTGCCTCGAGGCTGAGACCCTTAGCACTTGAAATATCCATGGCAGCCGATGCCAATTTTTGCGCCTCTGTGATGTTGCCAGTAGCGCGGACAAGACCTCCAAGTGCCGGACGAAGTTCGTCATCAGTGACTCCGAGCAATTTGCCCTGGACGGCTATCCAGTCCTCGTTCATGCTGATCTGTGCGTCTGTTGCGCCTGTGGTGCGTCGAATCTGTTCCGCAAGTTTGTCCTGTGCGGCTGCGTCCTCGATTGCGCCCTTTACTGCTGATCCGAGAGCAGCGGTCAGACCCGCCAGTGCAGCAGCTGCGGGAACGGCTGCCTTCTTGATTGCGAACTGCGCCTTCTCCCCATTGGTCTCCAAATTTTTGAATTCCTTAACGGCGGATGAGATTCCTTTGCCGTCGAATGACGTGACGATTGGGATTGCGATTGTCATTTGAGTTCTCTTTCGACACGGGCTTTGACTTCATTAGTGGCGCGAAGCATTTCGCCTTCAATCTCGCGACGTTTGCGAAACACGGCAGGCCCGAGAATGCGCGTATGGTTCGGGCGCAACTGCCCGAGGGAATCCCCCAGGCGGTTTTGGTTGGCTCGTCCCGCTGCTTCAAAAACGGCTGCTGCCACATTTGTCTGAGTGATGTAGATCAGCGATGTTGCTTCTCGAGACGCATCGACCTTCAACTTGATGCCCGATTTTGCTTTTGCCACAGAAAACGGGAATATCTTTTTGTTTGCTTGTTCCCATTTGCGAGCCATGCCAGACAGAGGCACCTTGTCGTAACTGTTTTGCACTTCCTGAATCGCAGGTTGCGCAATACGGGTTGCGTCGGCAGTGAACTGTTTACGCAGTCCAGGCTCAATTTTGTTAAGCGAACGAATAGCGTCACGAACTCCGACGACTTCAAGTGAAGTGTTTGTTGTCATCGTCTGCTCCTTTGTGATTTCTGTTGTTCGTTCAACACGTCAACAACCGTGAAGAGATCGTCTGTGTCGAATGGGATGTCGGGTGTCCAGTATCCAGTCGCGACAAGAACCTCCGCTAGTGAGCGTCGGAAACTGCCGCTTCTGTAAAACTTGGAGCATCCTCCGACACGACTTCGATGGACTTTGTTTTCTTAATGAATTCGTCAAAGGCGAGCGGAGTAGTGATTCCCGCAGCTCGAGCAGATTCAAATGCAAAGAATGCAAGGTCTTCTGCGCCGATGCCGTTTGCGAGACTGGATGCTTGTCGTTTGAATTTGCGTTCCCATGCCACGACAACGAACAGATTCGTTTCGCATTCATATGGGTCGCCTTCAATCGGTGTTACTTGTAGTCGGATTTTCATTGTTTCCCTCTTTCAATTATCAGGTGATGTCTCGTGCCCAGGTGCCGTTAGAGAACGAAATACTTGCTACGGCAAGGGTGCCGATGGACGACATGATGACCGGAGCGGCGTCAAGTGTTGCCGACGTAATCGTGAACTCTGGATTGCTCGCAGACTCTGTGGTGCCTGATGGGGAGACAACGATTGTGCATCCACCAGCAGAGACGATTGCGCTCAAAAGTGTTTCGATCTCGGTTGTGCCGTAGGAAAGATAGAGGTCAAGGTTGACCGCGACACTTTGCAAGCCCTTAACTGCCTGTCGGCCTGTATCTGCGAGCGATGTTGACTCGAGGAGTTCGAAGCCGACCATGACTTCACATTTCGAGAGTTGATCCGAAACGTCGACGGCTGCTCCGCCAGTTGGGGTGATGTTGCAGGTTGCACCTGACAGGAATGTTGCTGTTGCCATTGGTGGCTCCTTAGTTTCTACGCACGGCGATTGCCACCGTGAGATCGTATGTGGGTATGTCTTGCCCGCCGTAGTTTGCATTGCCTGGACGGGCGTCTGTAACTGCGATGGGCGAGTTCATTATCGTGTCGACTGTTGTCATCAAATAGTCTCCGGCATCGCTGTTAGCGGGGGGTGCTGCGAGGATGCGGACTGGAATGCGAAAGTCGCCGACGTTGTAGGTGAATGAGGTCATGACGGGAAGTTCAATGAACACAGACATTGGTCGCGCGTTGCGCGGGTCTGTGACGGGCTTGAGACCGAGGGTGGTGAGTTGTGTTTTGATTGCGTTGACCGCATCGGCGAGGATTCCTGTTGCAGCCATTACGCGACCTGTGGTCTTCCGCAGCCGATGAGGGCCATGATGCGTCCCATTGTTGAGGGGATGGGGATTGAAGACATTGCGTCGAATGAGGCGAATGAGTCTGCTGATCCGCGCTCACGATAGAGGGTTGCTGCATACATGATTGTGCCGAGTTTGACGTCGGCACCAGGCACCGTTGACTGCGAATCGGTGTAGCCCGCTTCGCGACGCTTGCGAAAGATGTAGTTGTTTGCAGCGTTAACGCAGACCGTGATGAAGGCCGTGTCGTTAGCCGTTGCGACGTCAATGCCGAGCCAACTGAGGACATCACTTGAATTGCACCAAGACACGGACGGGGTGAAAGTGACTGTGCCGGTAGCGGTATCTCGAGGGAAGTCCGAGCCTGCGTTGACATACAGGAACTGGTAGAGACGAATTACATCGGAGTCAAATTCAAGGTCGCCCTCGTCAGATACTCCGATGAATTCAAAGTCTTGTGTTGA